CTACGTCACATCGAATACCTCGATAATACGGCGTGCGGATTTCATAGGCGCATGAAACTGCTTGCAACTGTTGAAAAATAGGTTGACCGATTGCATCGGTACGATTAAGAATAGTTTGAGCAGTAAGATCTTCATCGAAACGAAGATATCCCTCAGTTATCATGCCAGTCTGAGGAGGAAGAACTTTTAACATGGAAGATCCATTATAAAAGCGGTATAGAAAAGAACTCATATACCAGGAGGTTGGAGATACTTCGTTAGTAAAATTAACACGAGACATATTCCGCACACCACTGGTGGGATTTTCATTAAAGGAGCGAGTCTTAAGACCAACAAAACCGTCATTCTGAGTGAGAAAGGCCAGAAAGTTAAATCTTTTAATAATCGCTCGCAGACTTTGAAAATATTCACCAGTAGTCTGCGCAGTAACATCTTGTGATTTGTGTGATGGTACGAGTAAATTTTCATCTGCGGGGACAAAAACAGCGCCAACGTCAGCCTGAGCATAACGAGTTTGAAAACCTGGAGATAAATTGAGAGTGGGTCTTGCAACTTGATAATCATCTCCGCCACTATGAGCAACATAAAATGTCACTGTAGGAGAGACGGTGGGAGGACTAGATAAGTTAACAAGAGAGTACACAGCCAAACATCCAGTTTTTGTGTCAAGAGTCGTAGCGTCCGGGCCTGGGTTGTCAGTGTTTGTAGTTCTTTTATAAGTTTCTCTCCAATCAGTATTGGAAATGAATGGTACAGATACGCGAAAAGTGGTGCGACCCATCTCATCCTGACGATCTTTCAGATTACATACTACATTGTAGTTAGTATTTAAAAGTTCACCAAGAGTGGTAGGTACATCAGCAAGATTTGTTTCTGGAAGAAAGACGACGGCAAATCGACCTTGATGATATGGTGTTTTGACTACCATAATATCATAGTTAATAGTACCACGCCACAAAGTGCCCATCATGCTTGCATATGCAAAGCTGCCAAGGAACATTGTTTGACTATCTTCATTCAATCCAGACTGATATTGAGAGAGAGGAGAAACTTCCCAGCTCGTGATTAAGCCTCTATTTTGAAAAAGAGTAGAGGTTGCAGTTTGAGCGTGGAAGAAATTTGGTCGACCGAAAATGAAACTCAAAGCCATTTCGTCCTTTGTTTCAGGAATGAAAGAAGAACCATCAATACCATTGTCTTGGATTAGAGCAAGGGTAGTTGAATCGTCATTTCCTTCAGTATGAATTAAA